ATAAACAATCAAAAACAAAAAAACATGAAAACAGGAAAAAGCCTACAAGAATTAGCAATTGAAATCCAAAGACAACAAGATGCTAAAAGAGATTTTTTAATCTCAGCAAACAGAATCAGTGCATTTGTACATGACAATGAAATGGAACTAGGATTTGGTATTAAAGATAATACAGAAGAATTATTTACTGGTGGATTAACTCAAAATGGCCATCAGCAATTAGGTTCTTTTTGCGATATACCAAAAAAATATTACGACATGATGATACCTTATCCAGATTTATTAACTAAAAATGTTAATCATTGGTTATTAAATTCTGACTCTAAAAGAACTATTAGAACGTTAGATGGTAAAGTAAGAGCAGTATTAAGTGATAAGTATCGTAGATTAGATAATTTTGACTTAGCTCAAAATATATTACCTATGTTAAATGATGCTCAAGTAGAAATTGAAAGCTGCGAAATAACTGACAATAAGTTATATATTAAAGCTATTACTCATAAAGTTCAAGCTGAAGTTAAAAAAGGAGATGTTGTAAGTGCTGGTATTATTATAAGTAATAGCGAAACTGGCCATGGAAGTTTAAGTGTTAAGCCTTTAGTTTATAGATTAGTTTGTTCAAATGGAGCAATAGCAGACGATTATGCTATGCGTAAATACCACGCTGGAAAAGCTACAGATATGATGCAAATAGAATTTGCTAATGATACTCTTAGAGCTGAAGATAAAGCTTTTTGGTTAACTGTTAGAGACTTAGTTAAGTATACGCTTGAAGAAACTACTTTTAATAAAATAGTTGAAACTATGAGAGAAAGTACAGAAAAACAAATTATAATGCCAGAAAAAGCTATTGAATTAGTTTCTAAAAAATACTCATTTAATGATTTCGAACAAAGTAATGTATTAGCTCATTTAATCAAAGGTGGTGATTTAACAAGTTGGGGATTAGGTAATGCAGTTACTAGAATGGCTCAAGATGTAAAAAGTTATGATAGGTCTACAGATTTAGAATCTATTGGTTATCAAATCATGCAACAAAATTGGAATTAACATTAACATGGTAGGAGTTAATAGCTCCTACCTTTTTTAAAACTATGAAAAAATATAAAATACAATCACCATCTAATAGAAAGTTTGAAGTATTAGCTGAAACAATTTACCACGCTATTCAAATATGTGTATCATTAGAAGGCTTTAAATATTCAAACATTCAATATAAAAAACTATGAATATACTAGAAAAAGCAAATGAAATTGTCAATTTGCGTAAAGAAGAAAAAGAAAGACAATATGGTCCATTTGAAGAAGGAATGGAAAGAGCAGCTAAAATACTATCAGGAATGACTGGAAAAGAAGTAAATGCTGAATTTATGTACAAAGCATTAGTGGCTTTAAAGTTATCCAGAGAGTCTTATAATCATAAAGAAGATAATCTTTTAGATGCAGTAGCTTATTTAGGAAGTTTAAATAATTATTTAGAAATATGAAAACAGCAATAATAGGTATAATGAATAACCCAGCAACTTCAGAAAATTCACATTCTGCTGGTATGGTAAATATTGTTTCAAAGTTATTTGACGCTGAAGTAATCACAGAAAATGAAAACTGGAATAATTATGATAGACTTATTATTTATCATGGTCCTAACTTTAAAAGTGGTTCTTTTAATATAATTGGAGGCTTAACTGATGATATAATTTTTAGAGCTAAAAAATTAACTGAATATAATGGTAAAATTTATTCTTTAGATGGCTTTCAATTAAATGAGTTTTCTGTTAAAAGAAAGTTAGAAACTTTTGATAATTACTTAAACATAGAATTGATAAATTTGCCAGAAAGACAAAATTTAGTAATTGGAGATTCTCATAGTATATCTGCTTGGCCAGATGAATCTTATGGAATATCTAGAAATGATGGTAAAACTTTACATGGATTTTTAAAAATGAATTTAGATTTATCAAATTACAAGCATATTATTATGTATTTTGGCAATATTGATATTAGATTTCATTTATCTAGACAGGCTAATCCAATAGAAGCTACTAAAGACTTATTTAATAGATATTGTGAATATGCTTCAAAATATAACTCTAGTATAGTTCAGTTATTACCTATTGAAGATGAAAGTAGAAAAATTCCAAAGTCAGGACTTTATAAAGGTAAACCATTTTTTGGAGATATTGAATTAAGAAAAGAATTAAGAAGAATAGCTAATGATGTAATGTTACAAAGTGGCATTGACTTTTTAACTTGGCCAGATTATTTTGTAGATGAGAAAAGCAATTTAAAATTTGATATTATGGAACCAAAACAATCAGTGCATATAAGACCTAAATACTATATGAAAGAAAACAAAAAACAATTTAACTTATTTAATTTTTAAAAAATGAAAAAAATCAAAGTAGCAATTATTGGCGCTGGAAATTGCGCAAAATCTTTAGTAGAAGGAGTACAATTCTACAGTGAAAACAATCAAGTATCTAATGGAATTATGAGATTAGACATTGGAGGCTATAAAGCAGAAGACATAGAATTTGTTTGTGCTTTTGATATTGATGAACGTAAAATAGATTTACCATTAGGTAAAGCATTAAAACAAAGACCAAACTGCGCTTGGAATATAGTAGAAGAAATAAAAAACCAATCACCAGTTTATCCTGCTCCAGTAATTGATGGTTATGCACTATTAATGGATGGTTATCCTGAAAAGAATAGATTTTTAGTTTCTGAAGAATTAAGAAATTCTACAGAAATGAATAGAACAAATTGGACAGATAAAAAATCTAAAGAATGGAAAGATAAAATTATAAACCAATTAAAACAACATGAAGTTGAAATTCTAATCAATTATTTACCAGTAGGTTCACAAAAAGCAACAGAATTTTGGGCAGAAATTTGTTTAGAAACTAAAATTTCATTTGTTAATTGTATTCCAGTATTTATAGCTTCTGATTTAGCTTGGGAAAAAAGATTTATTGAAGCTGGTATTCCATTAATTGGAGATGATATGCGTTCACAATTTGGAGCTTCAATTTTATCTCAAATGCTTCAAGAATTAGCTTTTGAAAGAGGACATAATGTTAAATGCCATATCCAAAGAAATGTTGGTGGTAACACAGACTTTTTAAATATGGAAGACAAATCAAGATTAAAGTCTAAAAAGATTTCTAAAGAAAATGTAATTAGAGCTCAAAATGATATTCGTGGTATTTCTACTGAAGATTCTTTTTTACATGCTGGACCTTCTGAATATATTTCTTACTATGGAGACAATAAAGTAGCTAATTTTAGATTAGAACTAGAAGGATTTGGTGGTTCACCAGTAATTTTAGACGCTCAACTTTCAGTTCAAGATTCTCCAAATTCTGCTGGAGTAGTTATTGATGCTATTAGATATTTACAAGTAGCAAGAGAAATGGGTATAGTTGGAGCTTTAAGAGGACCTTCAGCATTTACTCAAAAAACACCACCAAAACAAATGATGTTTTCAGAAGCTTTAAATGAATGTGAAGCATTAGCAAATAGAAAATTAACAGAAACTACTAAAAAACAAATAATATGATAAATGGAATTGATTATGTTTACGGTTACGATTTTGATGGAGTTATTTCTATAGGTATTAGCCCAATGAGCAAAGAAGATGTTATTATAACTGGAAGATGCATTGACGAAAAAAATCTAATATTAAATGAACTTAGAAAAAGAAAAATATTTAATAAAGTTTATTTTAATCCAATGACTTTACAAGAAAGAGGTAACCATACTGAAGAAGCAAGAACTTATTCTGCTTTGCATAAAGCTAAAAAAATTAACGAATTAAAAGAAACAGGTTTAATTGTAGTTAGATTTTTTGAAGATGATGAATTGCAAAAAGAAATAATTCAAAAAAGCCATCCAGATTTAGAAATAGTTCATGTAGTTTCAAATTTAGTTCAAAAATGAAAGATTTAATTAAAAAAGAAGTAGTAGAGGATATAGGTAAATTCTTTAATAAAGTTAATGAAAGAGCTTTATATAATATGAAAGTATTAGATAAATATGATGATGGAGGAGAAGAAGCTTTAGGAGAAACAGTTGAATACTTTCACCCTCAAATAACTTTAGATGATAGGATGAGATATATTATGGAAAATATTGTCTATGCTCCTATTTCAATGGATAACATTATTTGCAATACAATTATTTCACACTTTTATGGAGCTAGAGGAATCCATCAAATATTAACTAGAGATAAAAATCCTAAAACAGCTTTAGTTGATTTTGAAAGGTTAATTAGAGACGAAGAGTATGAAAACTTTATTAGAAAAAATTTAGAAGATGCTGTAGAATTAAGTTTGCCAATTTATGGAAGTACAGAATTAAGAACTAGTTTGTATGGAGCATCAAATGATTATGTTTCTAAATTAAAAAATAAAGATAGAAATGCAGATAAAATAAATATCTTACTATGGGTAAGTTCTTTTATAAAAAGAGGTATAACAAAGCAAATGGCTCAAGTAAATTCTTTACAAGAAATGTACAATACTATTAGTCAAATAGAAGGAGTAGGACAATATTATGGTTACCATTGTTCAACTTCAAATTCTGTTAATCCTAGAATAAATGTTAATCATGATGAAAGATTTTGTGTTCCTGGTCCTGGCGCTAGAAAAACTTTAGATTTATTATTTGGAGAAAATTGTAAAGTTCCTTATGGAGATAGAGTTGTTTGGTTCAGGGAAAATTATAAAGAACTTATAGGAGAAATATATCTACATGAGTCAACACATAATATAATTGTAAATGGAACTAAAGTATTAAAAGAAGACCAAAATGAATTAAAAACTTATGGATGCGAAGTTGGACTTTGTCAATACGGAGTTTACCAT